CAACCCTGGACTTTTCATACATTTCCTTATCCATGCCGATCCCTCGGTGCTCAACGTCCGTGAGCGCGAGAGACGCGGGCATTAGAAGTTCTTCGTAGAGGTCCAGAAGCGTCCAGGCTTGTCCTGGTGCGACTCCTTCCTCGATCTCTTCCAATTCGGTCTCTTTATCTTCAACGAGACAATCATTCCAGAGCAGCGGAAATAGTTTGGCCGTGCAGTAGCAGTCAAGAGCCAGATAGACATGCAGCCTTTGTTCCATCTCTCGACGGTCGTACTCGGTTGCGTCCTCCCATTCTTTAAGAAACTTGCCCACGTCGATGCCGTAGTCAGGAGCGTCCAGACGAACTCGCGAAATGGCTTCAAGTCCGTGGGATTTGTATTTGCCGACGGGCCTTTCATCCAGTAGATAGTGAAGAAGCATCGTGTCGTGGATTGCTTGCGGTCGGTACCGAAGCCCACGATCAAGGAATCCTTGTTTGAAGAACTGGAGATCGAACTTGCCATTGTGAAACACCACGTCCTGTTCAGAGTTGATCAGGTCAGACATCATTCGCCAGGGTTTTTTCTTTTCGAGCAACCTGCGGTTGACGATCACGACCGTCGCGCCATCATCCTCCAGCACCGCGAACCCAGCCGCTAACACGTCGCAGGCAATCGGGGAGAATCCCGTGGTCTCGACGTCCGCGCCGACGTGTGGGAATTGCGCGAGGTAGGTGAATGCCTCTTCCAGCTCTTTGACCGTGTCTGGGATCCACACCTCGACTTTCGGGTACGGGAGGCGACCATCGGTCGTGATGAACTTCTCTAGATCATGGAAGAAGTCGATTGCGTACCCGGCATCACCGACCACGAACCCAGGCGGGAGAGTCGCAATGACCTCCATACCGAATGCCTTTTTCCAGCGTCCCCTGATCTTGGTAATCGCAGGGAGTTTTTTCTCCATGAGCAGCGCGCCATACCCGATGGGTCCGACCGAGAGCACCTTTTTCACACCGGCCTCGCGCAACTCCTCGATCAGCCGCTCCCGGCAGGCGAGCATGGCGACTTTGTGCTGTGCCTTCTTTTTGGGATCCGGTCGACAGTTGATCGCGTACGTGAGGTACACTTCATCCATCGAGAGGCCAAATCCTTCCAATGCGGCTTTCAGCAGATGAGAACCCGTGCCTTTGCGACCGGCCAGGAATTCTTCTTTCTTTTCTTCATATTCAGATGGAAAGTCGAGGACTACCGCGACCTCGGCTTTCTCGACTGGTCGGTCCCACTCGCATTTCCGTTTGGTTGGGCAGTCGTCACAAGACCAGATACATCTAGGATCCATCGCATGCTCTCCTGAATGACGCTAGGTTTCGGTTTAGTAGATCTAGGTCTTTTACCTCCATGTGGAAGTAATGCTCAGGTCTTGGATGCTGCACATCTACTCCATCCTTCGCCTGGGTCAGGCTAATGTCCTGGCCTGCAAGCGTGTAGATGAAGGGCTTTGCCGTGTCCACTGACTTCACATGATCGTAGTACTTCGCACAGTATTTCACCGTGTTCCATCGAGGCCACCCGAGCAGGTGGACGTCATACTCAAACAACTGTGAGGCCTCGACAAGGGAGATCAGTCCTCCAGGGATCACCTTCTCATGTTTCTTTGAAATGCCAAGAACCGGATCTTTCCAATTCAGACCCGATTTCATTCGGAAGTTGATCCACAGCTCGCTGATGCGATGCAAGCACGTGTACCAGTCCTTCCAGGATTTACCCTGAGGAATTATCATGAGTTGCGGTGAGCAGAGCTTGAAATACGCATCGAGCAATTCCTCGTTGACCAGCAATTCCCAGAGTGCATTGTCAACCCGGCGAACCGTCTCCCAAGGCTCTAGTTGCACATCCGGCAACGCGACCACGTCTGGGCGGTCGATCAATGCACCCTTCTTGAACGTGTCCATCAGCGACAACGGTTCAGGGTTCTCATGTGCTCCGTTGTCGAGGATGATGTACGGACGATGCTCAGAGGTCATGTTCGCTTTGCTCTTGAAGAACGACACATACCCTGGGTTCCGGCGCTCATCGAGGCGATGCGCGAGGACCATGTACGTGTCGCTTCCTCCAGTCCCGAGGTCGGCGTCAGGCTCGATCAGTGCCAGTTTCATAGCTTGTCGTCGCCTTCCACTATGGCGGTGAGAGCTGCGTATCCGACAATGTCCACGACTGAGTCCCGGTGATACCCCTCAGCCATCCTCATGACCTTCAAGAGAATCATCATGTTGGTCACGTCGGAAGGACTGATGACCACATCATCGGGAAGTTTGTTCCCGAGATATTCAGACCAGGCGGTTGCGATCCTCTGGAAGTTGACACTCGGGTGACCGTAGTGTTTCAGACGCTCACCATGGATCACATCGTGGGCCTCTTTGGTCACGGTTGCAGGGGGATTGACAACCTGAGTCTCCACCCTCAGGATCTGTTGCAGACGATCCGCACAATCCTTGTAAGCGTTGGCCGCTTTCAGGTGGCCTTTTTCCGTCTGCTCTTTTTCATCAGCACGGAAATCCTCGATGGACCGTTCTAGCCTTTTGACGATATTAAGCATTGCTGACCTCACCGGCAAGTAGGTCTTGGTAATCAGACCATCCTTTAGCTCGCTCTTGACAGGCCCCACAACTACCACATCCGTATCCCCATGCGTGCCGAATAGACCGGTCTCCCTGATAGCACGTATGCGTCTGCTCAAGGACGAGGTTGAGGACTCCGAGGTCACGTGCGAGTAGGAACGTTTCTCCCTTGGTAGAGTCAATGAGCGGCGTATGAATCCGGACGTCATCATCAAGGGCCTGACAGAGCGCATCTTCGGTGGCAGAGATGAACCCGGGTCGGCAGTCGGGGTATCCAGCCTCATCAGCAGCGCAAACTCCCGTAACGAGATCGTAGACCCCGAGTTTGGCACCGTAAGCTGCCGCGAGAGTGAGGAAAAAGAGATTCCGTCCCGGTACAAAAGTCGATGGGAGTCCATGAGCTTCTGCATAGGCGTTTCCGGTACCCGCGGCATCGGTATTTACCTCGATTCGTTTGTTGGTCAGTGCTGCTGCACCGAGTTCTTGCAACGCCGTTGCGGGAAGAAACTCAAGCGATACCTGACGCTCTTTGGCGATCTCCTTAGCCTGAGTCAACTCGATTTCGTGCCGCTGACCGTAATAGAACCCGAGGGCATACACCCTCTCAAATTCCTCCTGTGCCCACGCAAGGCACGTGGTCGAGTCCTGCCCGCCACTGAAAAGAACTACAGCTGAGTCTTTCACTCTAGGCCTTTCTAATTAGACGCAAGAACTCAGTCTTGCATTCCGGTTCGTCTAGGAACAACCCGGTCACCGTACTGGTGATCGTCTTGGTGCCAGGTGCTTGCACACCACGCATGGTCATGCACATATGCTCTGCCTCGATCAGGACCATGCACCCGCGAGGTTCCAGGTTGCGATCAAACGCATCCACGATTTGCTGAGTGAGTCGCTCCTGGACTTGTAGACGCCGGGCGTAGGCATTGACGACACGTGCGATCTTTGACAGCCCGACGACCCCCTTGTCTCCGGGGAAGTACGCCACGTGTGCATACCCGATGATCGGGACCATGTGATGCTCACACACGCTGGTCACAGGAATGTCAGTCATGGTCACCATGCCCTGATATCCCTCATTCTCGAAGAGCTTGAAGAGTCCGTCAACGTCAACACCATACCCGCTCGTTAGTTCATCCATCCACATACGAGCGACACGGTCAGGCGTCGATGCGATCCCAGGACGATCCGGGACCTCCTCAAGCTCCTGGAGCATATCGTAGACTGCGTGCTTTACTTTTTCGGTTGAGACCTTGTGTTTACGATTACCCATCATTTGCCTTTTTGGTTACCCCAGACGAGTACGTGACCTTGAGCTTGCACAATGACATTAGGGTCCTCGCGCAACTCAGGCGTCTCCAGCATCCGCTCGGCGAGCCAAGCGTACCTCCGGATAAGGTCCAAACGAACTTCGTTGGTGTCGCGGCCGTCTGCGCGAGTCGGGGACCCGACAGTTCGGCCTGCATCATTTCCAGCGCTCAGAAACAAGGGAGCATCTGAGAGCTGCTTGCGAATTTTCACTGCGAATTTCAGGTCCCCATCATCGAAGATCGGGATCTTGATGAACAGCCAGTCGTACGGATGATCCATGTGGGCCCGCGTCTCCAGGCCTGCCTGGAAGAACTTCTGCAAAGCGTTTGCTGGTTTGTACGTCTGACCCGAACTCGGAGGCTTCGGGGACAGGCACACGCGATCCAACATCCACATCCACTCACGCCATTTGGTTCCTTGGGTCTCGACTGCTACAAGATAGCCTTCATCATGCAGCGCGTCGATCAGCTCCGTCAGGTCAAGCAGAGCCGGATTACCGCCAGTAAGAATAACCCAAGGAGCCTTCTCCCTCGCCGCGAGGCCATCAATGATGTTCCCACTTGATAGGGATTCGGCATTTTCCCGTACCTCTTTCGGTATGACAGCGTAGGGGGTATCACACCAATCGCACCGAAAGTCACAGCCTCCAAAGCGAACAAAGTGTGCAGAGACACCCTGATCAACACCCTCGCCCTGAATAGTTGGCCCGAATATCTCCACGACCGGCCAAGTCGGAATCTTCTTGGTTATCGCTCCCATCAGTCATATTCCCAGTAGTACCCACAATCTGGGCAGCGCTTACACAACCCAGACGTGCTAGTTTCCATGTTTGGATGACGGCAGTTAGGGTCATCACCCTGGATCGTGTATTCCCTCATCCGATAACTGCGAACGAGGTTGGCGTCTCCCAGAGTTTGATCTTGACCTTCATTTCAGGCTGCGAAGATGGAGGTCTGCTA